ACATCATCGGGGATCGGGAATCCCAGAAAATAGGGCACACGTTTGGTAGTCCAAAAAGCAGGCTAAGAGCTATTCAAACCTGTTCCCCTAAAAAATTAAAAATAATACTCGCATTTCCCTGCGAAAACCCAGATGAAAAAGAATTGGAATTGCACAAAAAATATATAGATAAAAGGTTAATTGGCGAATGGTTTTCATTGTCAGAAAGTGATTTAAATCATTTGGTATCTGAATTTGGGTTCAATGGATTTAGTTTGGAATATGAGGGAGATACTTATAGGGAACAGTCTATTGGAGCGGCACAAAAAATGTGTCAGCTTAGGGAAATCATTGATCATACTTGCTGTATCTGTGGCAAGACATTCGCCGCTCTCAAACAAGCACGATATTGCAGCAACCGCTGCCGGCAGGCAGCGAAATATCAACGACAGAAAGCCGCTAAAAAAGAGGAATCGAAATGAACCGCACGATTTTAAGTCTTATGGCCCTGGCCCTGACCGCCCCCGCATTCGGGCAAACGATGTACAAATGCCCGAATGCCTCTGGGGTGGCGACCTATCAACAGATGCCCTGCTCGGCCACCGGGGGTGGCGAAACCCTCGCCGTCAAACCGATCCCCGCCGGGGCTGGATCGGGCTTGAGCGACAACGCCAGGGCCTATCTGGCCGAGCGCGACCGCTATCGGGCCGAACAAGCGCAGGCCCAAGCCGAGGCCGATAAGGAAGAGCGCCGCATTGCTGCGGAGCACCACCAAGCCCAGGCCACCGAGGAACAGGCCGCCGCGCAACGGGCGACGGCCCGCGCCATTTGGGCCACCGGCTGGCGGCGTTAAATCTCGATAGAAATCACTTGACAGATCAACCCGAAGAAATTCGCCGCCGTCTCGAATTTTAAGAATTGGCTGGGTATCAAACCGCTCTAGTTGACCCCGCGCCCGTTCCGGTCTACTCTAATCCCGCTCCCGCAAAACACGGGAGTCGGGCTTGATCTCCCGAAATTGGAGCGCACCAGCGCCCCATGCGACACCAGGCGCTTTTTTTACGCCTGCTCGTTATGGTGGGCTGTGCGAGGCACCCGCAAAGGTGGCCGGTGACTCCATCCGGTAGATCAACCTCGTACAGTCCGCCACCATCTGCTTGATTTCGGTGTTGGCGGTCTCCAATCTTCCATGGAGTCCGGTCATGACCAGCATCATCCCCTTCAGCAGTACCCCAGCCACCATGTCCAGCCGCGAAATCGCGGAACTCACGGGCAAGCGCCACGATCACGTCATGCGCGATATTGAAGTGCAACTGTCCGAATTACTTGGCGAAGAGGGTCTCCCCAGATTTGGGGATACCTATCGCAACGAACAGAACAGTCAGACCTATCGGATATATCGTCTTCCCAAGCGGGAATGCCTGATCGTGGTATCTGGGTACTCCGTGGAGTTGCGGGCGCGGATCATCGACCGCTGGATGGAACTCGAATCCACCCCCTCTGGTTCCTTCGATCTCGCCGTGATGACCAGCGCCACACTCCGAGAACTGGCCGCCAAGCTCGAAGAATGCGCGCTGCTCAAGGCCGCCGTCATCACGATGCAGCCCAAAGCCGACTTCTACGATCACGTCGCCGGAAGCGAGACGCTATTTGACCGGGCCGACGCCGCCAAGCTGCTGCGCACCGGCCCAAAACGGCTCTGGACCTCATTGAGAGAATGGAAGGTGGTGCAGGCCAGCGGAACGCCCTACCAGAAATACTACGACCTCGGCTATTTCCGGCTGGTGCCCGGCCTGGTCCACAAGGGCGAGTACAGCATTCCCTACCAGCAGACCATGGTGACAGGCAAGGGCTTGGCGTGGCTCAAGGCATTGATGGATTCCCAGGTGATGCCCGGCAAGGAATTGACGGTGACGGGAGGTGCGTCATGACCCACCCCTCCAATGCCCTCACCATCCCGGTTCCCCCGGTGAACTCCGCCCGCAAGGACTACGCCATCGCAATTTTCAACTGGTGCCAGGCGCATCCCGCCAGCCCCATCGAAGAGTTCCTGGCGATGATCGAGCGCGCCGAGGCGCGCGTCGCCGAGGAGAGAGGGACATGGCAATGACTCGCCTTTCCGACCCCCATGAAATCGACGCCGAAGCCACGCTGGCCCTCCTTACACTTCCACCACCACCGGCGTCAAGGCCGGCGCTTCCCCATCCAGCCGCCCCGCGCGGATGTAGTAACGCTGGCCGACCGTGCCCGTCCCCTTGACCCGCAGGCGCGAGCCGCCCGGGAACTCCACGGTGCATTCCTCGGAATCCGCCTGCACCACCACGCCCACCGCGGTCAAGCTGGGCGGGTTCGCCAACTGCTGAAACCGTCGCCACAGGTTCATGCCGGCACCTCCACGGCGCGCACTTCCAGCGTTTGCGTCGCCGTCCCGAAGCCGATGTTAATGCTGACGCTGGTGATCGAGCCCGCCCAGATCTTGCCGCCGTCCTCGAAGCGCACCAGCTCGCCGACCGCCCGCAACGGACTGATCCCGGCGGCTGCCGACAGCGGCAGCGCCAACGTGAAATCCACCCCCGCCACCGCATCGCTCAGCAGAGCGAGCCCCCGCGCCCGGCAAGCGTCCAGGTGGCACAACAGCGCCTCGACGATGGGCGCATCGGGCAGGCTGGCACCGGGCAGGCCGGCGCGCTGGACCTTGGCCAGCACCGTTTCGCCATCGCCCAGATAGACCGCATCCCACGGCTGGCCGACGCGCGGTTTCCAGGCCAGCGTTTTCAGGATGCTGCGCGGCAACATCAGATCGGGTTCCGCCGTGGCCCACTCCCACGGCGGGAGCGGATAACGGGGGCGCACTTCGATGATTTCGCCCTTTTTCACCGCCAGCACGCGCCCGCCTGCCGTCGCGATCAGGCGGCTGATGACCTCGATAGGCGTTTGCTGCGAATAGGAAAACCGTTTGGCCGGGACCAGCCAGTCCGCGAAATTCGGCGGCCAGTCCAGTTGCCAGACCGTGCCGATCAATTCTTGTTCCGCCAATTGCCGCGCGGTCTTGGCCTGCTCCTCGTAGCCGTTGGCCGGCAACGCCACGCCCGGGCCCAGCAGCGCCGCCCGCCCGATGCCCTGCGTCTGGCCGCCGGTGGCATTAAACGATTCGGACCCGGAGACCGTGTCCAGCCGGAATTGCCAGGCGTAGCCATCCAGCCGCACTTCCACCTCCACCGCCTGGGAGACCACGGGCCGCAACAGCGCCACCGCCGCCGGTCCGGCCAGCGTGGCGGTCAGCGACCACGCCCACTCCTCCCAGTCGCATTGCAGCGTGACGGCGCTGACCGGAATCGAGGTTTCCTCCGGCAGGCGCACCAGATCAAAAACGTGCTGCATCCGATAACTCCTCTGGATGGGAACGAGCCAACTGGGTTCCCGCCCGAAACGAAAGGTCAGGCGCCCGCGCGCCGGCGCATGAAAATGAAAGCGCAGGGCCAGCCGTGGCGGGATGGGCGGCAGCGGCGGCAACGGCGGCCAGGGCCACGCCAGGCCGCCGCATCGCAACGCGCCGCGCCACGGGAAGCGGGCCAGCAGACCCACCGGCGGTGCGCTGCGCCAGTCCTGCCCGAACGGGCTGCCACCCACCGCGGCCTCGTTCCACGGCGCGCGCCGCTCGGCGGTCCGCACCCAGGCGCGCACGAAGGCCAGGCCCACGGCGCGCGCCCGACGGCCACCGTCGCGCCCGACGGTTCGCAGGTCCGCGCCGCGCGGGGGAATCCGGCGCAACGCCGCCCGGAGGTCCGTCGCCCGACCGCCCCCCTCGCCCCAAACGCTGCGGGTATCGATCCAGGCGGGCGCGGAATTCCGGGCGGGGATTCGCAGTTCGCGGGCCATTCGCGCCGCATCGCGCGCGGGAAGGGCGGGCGTCGCCCAGGCCGGATTCGATTGATTCCAAGCGATGGTCGGCTCGACGGCGGCGACCGTCGCCGCGCGCTGTCCCGACGCCGCCAGCCCCGCCCGAACGTTGGCCGGCGGCAGAAAGCCGGGAAACGGCACGAACGGAACCACGAACCGCCCGCCGCACAAGCGGGGCACGATGGCGGGCTGGGGCGGAACCCAGCGATAGCGCGGATTGCGCAGTACGCCATGCGGCGCAGCGGTGACCGGCCAAGCGAAATGCAACCGCGCCGGCAGGCTGCCCGCAAAGGCAAAAGCGAGCGCGGTCATGGCGGATCAGGGCATGGGGTCGGGCGTCTGGTGGTCGTAAGCCAGCGCCGGATAGGTCGCGTCGTAGCAGACCACCAGGTACTCCCGGCTGCGGTTCAGCCAGGCGATGGTCCAGGTCCCGTCGGCGTTGCTCCACGCCTCGCGGGCCAGAATCCCGGTGCGTTCGTCGAACACCCGCAACTTGGCGCGATACGGCGCGTTGTCCAGGGTGATCGGATCGTTGACGGGGTTGCCGAACTGGCCATTCCCCCCGAAGAGCATGTCCCGCGAGGCGATCCGATTGCGCGCATAGCCCACCGGGCTGTTGTTGCTGGGCTGGCCGTTGTACCTGTAACGCGGATTGCGGAGCACGCCGGCCATCTCAGCGCCACGGCCCGGTAATATCGATCAGGCATTGACAGCGGGAAGATGCGCCTTGAAGCACCAGATCGAAGGCTTGGAAAGTGCGCCCGCTGAAATCGGGAATCGAGGTCAACAGGTCCAGATAGTTCAGCGGCGTGGTATGCAGCGGTTGATACAATCCCGGCAAGGCCCGGCTGCGGATCGTGTTGGTTTCCACCACGCCGACCGGCGCAAACAACAGGCCGTTATCGGGTGGATGGGGATAAGCGAGCCCGCCATACCCGATATGGGTCGAGACGGCATTATCCCCTATCATCCCCGCCGCGACCGCAGAGCCCGTCTGATTGTAACTCCGCGCCACGTATTTACCGAGACTCGTCACCGTTACCGCTACCAGGTTTTCAAAATAATTGACTGCTCCAGGGTTGCTCGGCAACGTATCGGAAGTGGCACTTTCGGCGCTCAATAAAGTGCTGTAAGCGTCTCCCGCCCGCAGGCTGTTGATGTCGCCAAACGCATATCCCCCGGCGACCGTCAATCCGGCGGCGGACCAGAAAATACCCAGATAGAAAATGCCACCATCCCCGGCCAGCCACCAATGACGCGCCGTGGCGTCGCTGGTACTGGACTTCACGCACGATAACGCATTTGCCGTTTGCGCCACGGTCGGGAACAAACCGATGCCGGTATCGATGTCGGTCATGGTTTCGTAGCCGCGCCATTTCGCCCAACGCCCGGACGCCGCTGTGGGCGTGGTGCTGTCGTCCAGCACCCGCAGATAATTCTGACAGTAGGCGATTTGCGGCAGATACGCGGCCTTGTTCGTGCCGGAAAACGGTTTGGTCCAGCCGAGCGGCGCGATTTTGGCGCTGAGCGTGCCGGTGGCCGGGCTGGTCGTGCCGGACGGGATGGCGAACGTAAACGAATTCGTGGTGGCGGTCAGCACCCGGAACTCGTCGTTCCAGGCGGCCTCGTTCGCGCCGGAAATCGCCACCACGTCGTTGGCGTTGTAGCCGTGAGCGGTGGAGGTGGTGACGGTGGCGATGCCCGCCGTCTGCACGGCGGTGCTGACCGATTTGGTGTTGAAGCCGGTGACCAGGCAGGCGTCCAGTAGGGCGACGAGCGTGCCGACCTGGCCGGTCAGCGCAGGGACGCCGGTCATCAAAGAGGTGTAACGTTTGACGGCGATGGGCATGGGGAGGTCCTATGCGTTATGCGTCGATGCCGCCGCGCAGCAGCAGGCGGAATTGATCGGGTCCCGCCGCGGGTTGCGAGGGTTGCACGGTCATGGCGATCCAAAACGGGAAATTGGCGGGCGCGGTCAGGTTCAGCCGCAGGCAATTGCCGGCCACCCAGCCGGACCCCCAGCCCTCCCAGGGCAGCACGAAATACGGGGTATTGGTGAGCGGATTGACCGGGGCGCAGGCGTGGTCGATGTCGTGAAACCCGGCGCCGCCCAGGGCGTCGGTGATGTCGCCCAGAGTTTCGCCGATGACCCGGAAACTGGTGCTGGACGCGAACAAAAACAGCCAACGTTCGCGCCAACTGGCGGCGTTGGTGAGTTCGATCGGATAGAGCAAATCGTTGTATTGGGCCAGAATCGGGCTGCCGATGCGTTCGTCGCTCCAAACCGAGGTCCACGCCTGTTGCGCGAACAGTGCGCCGACGCTGGCGTACAAATCCCCTTTCATCAGCGCGCTGGAGACTAGCGCGCCGGCCGGATAAGCGTGGGCGAGCGCCAGGTTCAGCGTCAGCATCCCGCTGAGATCGGCATCGACGATCATCGCCGCATCCTCGATCCAGGCTTTGACCGCATAGGGCGCGGTGTAGCCTGCCAGGTCCAGCGGATTGGCCCAGGTCGCGATGCCGGTATCCTGGGCCAGATGGTAGCGGCTGGGCGGTACGGCATCGCCTTCGGCATCGTAAACCCGCACCCGCGCCACGGCGGTCAGTTCGGTATCCACCGTGCCGCCGGCCACCGGCGATTGCACGCTGTGGACCGTCGAATGGGTCAGCAGGATCACGTCGCCCTTTTGCAGGCAGGGCACGCGGCCGTCGGACGGCAGCCGTACCGGGTCGATGCCGATCAGATCGGCGGACAACGGCAGGTAGCTGTAGCCGACCGCGTTGTATTTGATGGTATCGGCGTAGACGGGGCGCGGCTTGAAAATCTTGAGCACGCCGCCGATTTCGACGCGGGCATCCGCGCTGTACCAAATTTCCAGTTTCTGCTCGGGCGTTACGTCGGCATCGTTGACCCAACCGCCCCAGCGGACGCGCGTCACACCGGTCAGATAGTCCACCGTCCCATCGGCCACTCCCGCCTGATAAATCGTGCCGTCGATGTTGGCGGTCAGATTGATCGCGCTGGCGCCATCCAGCAACGGCGTGGCACGAATGGAGAGCGAGCCGGGCCGTACCGGGGCGATGGCAATGCGAAAAACCGTTTCGTCGGTGATGGCGGCATTGAGCTGGGTCAGCAGCGTATCCAGCGCCTGATCGGGCGCTACATTGCTGGCCCAGTCGGTCAGGATCGCCCGCCCGGAGCCCAACTGGAGCGACCCGCCCGGCGTCCCGGCCCCGGTGGCGGGATCGAGGCCGTAATACAGCACGCCGTTGCGATCCGCGTAGGTTCGCCCGCCGCAGCGCAACCGCAGCGAGTCCGCCACGACCGCCTCGGCGTAATCCTTGGTCGCGTCCAGCACCAGCGCCGCTACGGGCAATGCCTCGTCCGCGACCGAGCCCACCCCGCCCGCCACCCGATAGCGTACCGTCGCTCGCCCGGTTTCGTCGTAGGGCATGGACGCCCCGGCGGGTTTGTACTCGAAACCGACGAACGTATTGCGAAAAACCGCGCGGCCATCGGCCGAAAAACCCAACGGTTGCACGCGATAGCGCGGCCATGGAATCGAGACGGTCACGTCGGGCAGAAACGAAACCGTCCCCGCCGCGTAATCGACCGTACCGTTGGCCCCCCCGGGAATGACCAGCACGCCGGCGCCGTCGTCGCGGATGGTTTTGTAGGGATCGATTCGCGGGCGAATTTGCAATTCCGCTGGAGTGTTGCTGATCGCGTCGTAATCCTCGATCAGCAAATTCCAGACGATTTCCACCGAGCCGGGGAGGAGATTGGCGTCGGGGAGGGCGAGGAGCAGGGAACCGTCGGGCTCGCGCAACGGGGCGGAAAATACGGTTTCCCTGGGAGGGCCGTACTGATAACCGGCGCGAACGAGCGTGCCCGGCGCGGGCAACAGCGCGGGGACCATGACCAGCGCGCCGGTCGTGATATTGATGGTTCCCGTCGCGTCGCCGCTCAGGATGCCGGTAGCGCCGGCGCTGGCGGATCGGGTGACGCCGCCGACCGTCCAATCCAGCGTCAGCGTGCCGGCCACCAGGTTGGGATGGGCCAGCGTGGTCAGAAAGCGGGGCGGAGCGAGCGCGGCGCCGCCGCGCTCGGTAGCATCCGGCGCGTTCGCCCAAAAAATCAGAATGGCGCTCCCGATGTCGGGCAGCGCGCCGAGGGTAACCAGCGCCGAGCCGGTGGTGAAATTGAAAGACCCTGCGCCGTGAGCAGAACTCGCGCCGACCAGGGCGCCATCGCCACGATCCTGCAACCGATACCATTTGCCGCCCACCAGATAATCGACGCGCAGCACGCCGGGCCTGGGGATCGGCGCCAGCGTAAAGATGACGTTTAACGAGCGGCTTCCGGCGGTCACCGCGATGGCGGCGCTCAGCGTGGAGGTCCCGACCGCGCCGACCGGCGTCCAGGTGCAGGTTTTGGATGCGGTGTAGCTCGGCCCGCCGGCGACGCCGACCACCGTGCCCTGGGTGTAGTCGATGGTCGCCACGACCACCAATCCGCTTTCGAGCTGGCCGTGCCCGTCGTCGGTCAGGATCGTCCCGCCGGTGACGATGATCAGACTGCCCTGCGCGATGCCGGCGTTCAGATAGAGCGCCGTGGTGGGAGTCAGCGGCGCGGACGTGGTCAGGGTCAGGGCATTGCCGCAGACGACCAGGGGGGCGGCGCCCGAGGCGGCGTTCAGATCGACCAGCGGGGTTTCGGTTTGGGCGGCGGGCACCAGTTGGGCGTAGAGCGAGTCGACGTAAACCGTGCGGTCGGTGGGCGCGGCAGGCGCGACCAGCGGGCGGGCGCTGTAGTAGCGGGCGGCGGCGGCGGCGATGGTATCGCGGAGCTTGGTCCGCCCGCCGGTGGACGCGTAACGAGTAGGATCGACGCCGGCAAAATCGTAGCGCAACACGTCGGAAAGCTCGGCCAGGATGATCTGGCGGAAAAACGAGCCCCGATCGTCGACGAACTCTCGCGTTTCCGCCTCGACGCGGGTGATGCGCGCGTATTGCTCGATCTCGGCGAGCGTGCCTTCGTCCTGAATCAGGACCAGGGTTTGCCCGACGTTCGGCGACTCGACGCCGATCAGCGCGACGATTTGCAGGGCGCGTTGGCCGGCCAGGTGATTGCCGTAGAGCTGGCCGGGCCAGTAGCCGCTGCGGGTCAGATAGCGTTCGATGTAATCGCGAGCATCGGCGCGGATCGCCGCGGCCTCGCCGGTAGAAAACAGGGTCACGCTGACGGCGGGATCGCTGGGGGTTTCGATCAGCGCCAGATGGGCGTCCAGATAGACGTCGGTGTCGTTGGAGTGGTTGGCGGCGAACGCCTCGCGCAGGAACACCCGCCCGGTGACGCGCGCGCCGGGACCGATGTCGGCGAACAGGTTGTTTTCCTGGCCGTCGGGAATGACGTTGCCGGTCATCCGCCCGCCGCCCTGGTCGCTGTCGTCCAGGCGCTCGGATTCTAGAAAAATCAAATCGGTTTCGGCGATGGCCATCTCGAGATCTCAGGTGAGTTTCTTCGCCCATTCGAGGGCGGCGATGAATTCGTCTACCGACACGCCGGCCTGCGCGGCGGCGGCCTGGAGGTCGGCGGTGGTGGCCACTGTGTCGGCTTTCTTGCCCTGGGCTTTCAGCGCGGACTCGATGTCGGCCCGCAACCCGTCCAATTTGGCGCGCAGCTTCGATAGATCGGCGTTGTTGAGCGCGGAAAATTGTTCGGTGAGCGTCGCCACGTCACAGCATCCCGGACAGTTGCGAGGTCGTGGAGGTCAGCCCGGTCAACTGCCCGTGCAGGCCGGACAGATCGACCTTCGCCAGCGAGGCCGAGGCTTTGACGGCCCGTTCGGCGGCGTCGGCGTAACCGTTCATGCTGGTGGTGCTGCGCGAGGTCGAATCCGAGGCGTCCTCGTCCGTTTCGATGTTCCTGACCTTGGCGCGGTTGATCGCTTCCAGGGTCCGTTCCTGCTCGGTCAGGATGTTCAGCAACTCCCGGTTGCCGGTCTGCTCGGCCTCGGTGATTTGGTCGCGGATGGTTTTCAGGTCGCTCATGTAGCTGATCTGCTGGCGCAACAGTTCGGCTTTTTTGTCCTCGCCCTTGGCTTCCAGCAACTCGGCATTCATCTCGGCCAGCCGCTCGCGGGCCGAAACCGTGGCTGCCTGCATTTCCAGGATCTTGGCGCGCGCCGCGTCGATGGAGGCGCGCAGGTCGCTCAGATCTTGTTCGTTGAGCAGGTTAAACGAGTCGATGGTGTACGTGCTAGCGCGATTCAGCGCCGATATTTCGGCATTGACCGACGCCAGCTTGCCCCGGCTGCCATCGGCCATGTCGGCGATGGTGGTCTTGAGTTGTTCGGCCTGGAGCTTTTGTTCGTAATAGGCTTTAGACGATTCGGCGTAGGCTTTGGCGACGTGCCCGTAAAAGCGGCCCACGGACCCGGTCGAAAACAAAATGGCATCGTCGGCGATCTTGGCCGCCGCGGTAAATTCGGCCAGCTTGGCATTGATGTCCGAGTAGGCGTCTTTGACATCCCCCAGTTGCAGATAGTAGGCGTGGAGCGCCGAACTGTAGACGTTGACCTCGCCGAGCTGCTGCCCGGTAAAAATCTTCTCGAACAGAACGCCGGTCTCGACCGACAGCTTGCTGGTCGCTTCCCTGGCGGCGTCCAGGTACTTGTTCATGTCCTTGGTGATCGAGTTGCCGTCCTGTTTGGCCTCGTTGTTTTTTTGCTGCTCGCCGGTTTGCAGGTTGAGCGCTTTGCCGGTCAGGTTGATCGCTTCTTCGTTTTGCGACACCCAGCCGGTGTTGTCCGCAACCGCCTGCGAGTGTTTCTCGATGCCGCCCGTCGCCTCGCCCTGGCGCAGGCCGCTCAGGTTGATGGCGGCGGCCTTGTTCGCTTCGGCGTCCGCGACCCGTCCGGCGGCTTGCGCTTCGATGGCGGCGGTTTCCATCGCCACCGTCGCGGCGCGCAGCCGGGCCTCTTCTTCGGCGCCGATGATCTCGCCCAGCTTCAGCTTGGCTTCGATCTCGTCCTGCACGGCGATCAGGACGGCAATCGCCGCTTCGGCTTCGATGCCCTTGCGCCGGGCGCTCAGCGCCGCGAGGGCCGCTTCGAGGCGAGCGACTTCGGTGATGGCCTGGCGCGCGGTCAGTTCGTCGCCTTTGGCTTCGGCCAGTTCCAGCGTGCGCTGGGCTTCGTCGCGCGCGGCGGTGACGGCGGCTTCGACGACGCCTATCTGTCCGCGTGCGGCTTCGGTGTTGCGCTGGCGCTCGGACAGAACTTCCTGGCTGGCGGCGATGGTGCGGCGGGCCGCCACTTCTTCCGCCGACTGCTGCCCGGCCAGTGCCTCCAGTTGCGCGGCCAGCGCTTCGGCGGCGCGGGCCTCGGCGGTTTTGGCGGCAGCGGCGGCGCGCGCGGCCTGCAACGCGGCGGCTTCCTGCGGGGTCAGCCGGTTCTGGACGCGCTCGATGGCTTCCAGCGCCGCCACCTTGACCGTGGCGGCGGTGGCTTCCCCCTGCGCTAGTTGGGCGGCGAGGCGGGCGGCGGTGGCGCGTTGGGCGGCGAGTTGTACGGTCAGCCGGTCGATTTCGACGACCTGGCCTTCCGCTTCGGCCTTGGCCAGCAGCGCCTCGGTTTCCTCGATTTGCGCGTCGCTGACCGTTTTGAGGTGCTTGGCGCGGGCTTGAATGGACGCGGACAGCTGGTCCATCGCGGTCGCTTGCTGGTTGTACTGGCCGACCAGGGCGGCATCTGCAGCCACCGTCGTGGTTGTGCGGTCTTTCTGTTCCTGCAACAGGAGGTTGCGCCGCTCGGTCAGCGCGTTGAGCTTCTGGGTTTCCGTTTCCAGCGCGGCGCCAGTCCGCGTCAAGTCTTCCTGAGTTGCTGCCACATCGCGCCCGGATTCGGCGGCGTTATCCAGCCAGGATTTATGAATTTCCCATTCGCGAGTGACGTCCGCCAGCGTCTTTTTCTGCGCGGAAATCTGGGTTTCCAAATCCAGCGCCTGCACGGCCAGTTGCGCCGTCGTCGCTCGGCCCAGCGCCGCGCTGTACTCGTCCAGGCTGGTCGCCAATGCGTCGGTAACGGGCTTTTGCTTGGAAAAGGCTTCGTACAGTCCGACGAGCGCCGAAACCGCCAGCACGATCAACCCGACCGGGCCGGTCAGCACCCCAAGTGCCCGCGAGAACAGGCCGACGCTGGCGGTGGTGGTCCCTTGCGCGGCCACCAGCGCCGTTTGGGCGGTGGCATAGCGTTGGGTGGCGGCGGTGGCGGCGGTGGCGGCGGCGCTGGCTTGTTGGCGGGCGGCGGTCAGGTTGGCGGTCACCGCGCCATACCCCAGTTCCGCTTCCATCGCCGCCACGATTTGCAGCTTGAGGCGCTGTTCGGCCAGCGCTCGATTGGCGGCGGCTTGCGCGGCGGCCAGGTGGCCTTGCGCGGCGGCAACGGCCTCTTGCTGTTGCGCGGCGGCGGCAACGGCCAGTTCCCTGGCGGCCTCCTTGGCGGCCAGCATCGCGGCGACTTGCTGGCCGAATGCGACCGTTCCCTTGGCGAGGGATGCCGCGAACGCGGCCCCCATCAGGGCGGCCACGGCGTCGAGGTTTTCGGCGAGGAACTTCAGACCGGACACCAGCCCCTGCGTCGCGCCGGTTTGCTCGTCGAGCTTGCCGACGAACAGAGTCCCGGCGTTGGCCAGTCCGGTCATGGCCTGCCCGACGGTTTGCGGGAGCTTGCCATAAGTTTCGTCGAGGGCCGCTTTTTGCGACAGCAGGGCCTTGACGACGCGATCCGCAGTCAGTTGGCCGGCCTCCGCCATGGCCCGCAATTCGCCGACCGCGACCCCCAGCCCGGCAGCCAGCGCGTCCATGAGCTTGGGGCTGGCTTCCATGATGGAATTGAATTCGTCGCCGCGCAGCGTGCCCGATGCCAGCGCTTGCCCCAGTTGCAGGATGGCCCCGGACGCGGTCTGGGCGTCGGCGCCCGACAACTGCATGGCTTTCGCCACCAGCTCGGTCACGTCGGCAACTTGCGTCTGGTTCAGTCCCAGCGCCTTGGCGCTTTGGGAAATCTTGCCGTACAGACCAGCGGTGGAATCCAGGTCGGCATTGCTGCGCCGGGCGATGGCAACGACGGCTTCCAGCGCCGCCTGATATTGCTCTTCGCCGGTGGTGGCGACGCGGAGTTGATTGGTCAGCCGGGTATAGGCATCGGCACGGTCCAGCAGCTCCTTCGCGCCGCCGATGCCCGCCGCTGCCGCCAGCAAGCCGCCGAAAGTGCGCAGTGGCGCCAGGGCCTGCGAAACCGCGCCGCCCATGGCCTGAACGCTGGCGCCGACTTTGCCGAGCGCGGCGCTGGCCTGATCCTTGGCGGTGATCAGCAGTTGCAGGACGAAGTTTTTATCGGCCACGGCCTAAACCTCGATCAGCGCGAGGGATTCCAGCACGTACCAGGCGGCGGGGCCTGGATTGGCATAGCCTGAGTCCTTGACGCGGGGCAACGGGGAAACGATGAGCGGTTTATCGCCTGCCGGCAACACGGTAAAAACGCGCGCATCGTGGAGGGTCAGAGTCATCGGCGCGCCGGTATTCAGCAGGGCTTTGAGCGTGCCAATCTCCGCGCGAGTCAGCCAAGCGAAGTCTTTGCCGCCGGTCAGGGTGATGGGCCGGCCCGCCTGTTTCGTGGATTGCTCCACGATCAGGCTGCCGGTCAAGGTGTATGTTGTTTCTTGTGCCAGCGGCGACCACGCAAACTCATCTTCATCGGCCCACCTCAATCCTTGCGGGAGTGCGATGGCATTGAGCGTGATCGCCATGGGTTACGCCGCCAGATCAGGGTGATGGCCACAGCGCGGGTTTACGCGGCGGCGAGGTCTAAAAATTCCATCTGCCAGGGCGAGGTTTCGTTGGCGGGCGTGAGCAGGTCGCCGGCGAAACTGCCTTTTAAATAACCGCCCGCCACTGGATCGAACGCACCGCTGGCGGCCAGCGACGCCTTGTGGATCGCCAGCCGACACCGACGCTGAGAGACTTTGTCGGTGCCCGTGCCGACCAGCATGACGTAACCGGATTTCGCCTTGCCGGCTTTGTGGACTTCGGACACGCGAGCCGATTTCGTGTAGCTGAACTTGGTTCCGGTCGCACCGGTAACATTCAGCGCCTTGATCAGGCCGTTGATGTGGTCTACCGCATAATTCGCGGCGGCAATAACGACATCGGCCGCTGTCTTCAGCGTGATGCCCGTCGTTTCGATGTATCTATTGGCGATGGGCACCCAAATCCCCACGGCCAGCGTCACGGCTTCATCGATGATCGGGCCGGTGACTTGAGTGACTTCGGTCAGATCGGATCCCAGCAGCAGCGATAGCATTTGTGGCGACATGTAGTCGGCATCGGCCGACAATTTCGCGGGATCGGTCGGCTTGTTGACCGACGCCAGCGCCTCGCCGGCGTTTCCTTCCATATTCGAGATCAGCCGGTCGGCTTCCTGTACCTGCGAGGTGATTTCCAGCTTCGTGAAGTTGATCGGGTCGTAGAACGACGTGGGCGCCACGTCGCCAGACCAAAACCCGGGTTTGAAGGCGCAGTTCAGGTAAACGGCGCGAGAAGCGACGGATAGTGCCATGGGTCATCTCCAGCAAGGGAACGGTCGGTCTCCCGACAGTCCAAAACATCATGAATAATCGACGGTATAACTGTACGTCAACGGCATGGATAACACCGCAAGATCGCCGCCATCCGCCGGCGGCTGGAACGTCGCTGACCCGATCGATAGCGGATAAGAATGGTGCGCGAGCGCGCGGCGGATATCGTTTAACAGGGCATCCAGATCGGTCTCCCAGGTATCGCTGCTGGAAATCAGCGCTTCCAATTCGACGGATCGCGTCCAGGTCTGATACCAGGTGCCCGCTTCCAGCGGCGAGGTGGAGGGATCGTCCCGAACGGAGGTCAGCGTCACCTGCGGCAGGGGAGCCGTCGTGCCGACCGCCAGTGCGGCGCGGCCGATGGAAACGGCCGCCAATGTCGTCGAATAGCCGTTGGCCGTGGTAATCGTTTCCAGCGTGCCCTTGATAGCTTCCAGCGCGGTCATGGCTGCGGTCATCGGATCGCGACCTCGACGAACAGCCCGTCATCGTTCACCGTTTGATCGATGCGGTAGGTCGTGGCGCCGACCGTCAGGGCGTCGCCCGGCTGCGGCTCGGGAACGTCCGCCTTGGGCAGTTGCGCCGTGAGCCGGTTTTCCAAGCGTTCGCCAAACTGGCCGACGTTATCGACGCTGCGGTTGAGAATCGCCCACGTCGCTTTTGCCGCGCCGAATCCCGGCTCATAAACCGCCGCATCCCCGAGGACGCGGCGGAACATCGACATTCCGGTATTTTTGAAAATCTGGTCGAAAAGGCTCATCCGAGCAAAATCGCGACATGTTCGGACTTGATGACCGATACGCCCCACGCGAGCTGGATTTCGTATTCGCCCATCATGTAGCCGGGGTAGTACGCCAGCCCCAGCGAAATTCCGGACACGGGATCGGTGATCGCCATCCGGTCGCTGGCCAGATCGCCGGCGACGGGAGTCGCTGGGAGCCGGGTCGCCAACAAGATCGCGTTACGATTGAATGCCACGTTGCGGGCAGCGGTGGCGATCGTGGTGATGGCGCGGGCGGCGGATGTTTGTGCGACGCGCAAGCCGGGAGCGGCGATGGTGATCGAATCGCCAGCCGCCGGATTGGCACCAGCGAACGCCACTGACGCGACCACGTACTTGTTGGTATCGTTCGCCAGCGCGATGATATCGCCGGCGGCGACCACGCCGGTGCCGGCGGTGGCCAGTGGCAGTACGGTTTGTCCGATCGACAGCACGGCGGCGGTGGTCGTAGCGCTCGCCATCGCGCCGGCCGTCGCGGTCGGAACCTGCGCGGATTCCCGGATCGCGAACCCGTTGATATCGAAAATGATGCCCTGGCGTTGCAGGCTGTTGTCGCCAGCCATGTAGGCCTGCGCTTGTTTGGCGCGGATGTTCGCGCCGGCAGCGGTATTGACGACGAGGGTGCGATCCGACAACGGGGCGCCGTTATCGTCCAGGATTTTGCGCGTTTGCGCCGCGTCTCCGTAGTCTCCGGCCGAGCCGAACGGAGTCGTGGCGGCCGTGCCGTAGGCGCGGGAAGCTGCTTTATAAGCGGCGGCCGCTACGTCGGCCTCCATTTCGTTGATCGCGGCCCTGATCGCCTGCGCGATTTGCCCCTGTTGGATCGTCAAAAATCCAGGTCCGGCATTGACCGATTTTTGTTCTTCGCCGGTCCAACTGAACGGGAATGCACGGTATTTGGAAATCGTCAGCGAGACGTTGCCGATGGTTTGGTCGGAGGCGGCCGGCAACGCCATGGCCGGCGCGATGTTCTTGCCGGCAGCGTTCGCCGAACTGACCGGAATCCGCAGGGTTTGATTGGCGGCCACCTGATCGGCGGTCGCATCCCGCGCGATGGACGGGATAAACCCGACCAGTTCGCGGGAGACCACGTCCAGGGCGGCGTAAAAATCGGGGATCAGGTTCGTGAGGGTGTTGGCCATGAAGAGGCTCCTTTAATCGATGACTTTGCCGCCAGCCACGATAAACTCGCGCTGTTTGGCCGGGTGAAGCGTCGCAAAAGCAGCGCGGGAGAGGGTTTCTCTGTGCGTCGGAGGCGTGGCGTCTACCGGGTTTTGTTCCGACCGGGTCACCAGCGCGTTCCAGGTCGCGGCCATGGCATCCGTTTCGGTGGAACCATGCAAGATCAATCCATCCGCCAATTCCGGCGCGCCGGCGGTGGCGCATATGGCGCGGACGGCCTTGGCCTGTTTGATTTTGGTTGCCAACTGCTCGCGGGTATGCGGGGTTTTCAGCGCCAACTCGGCCAAACCGGGTTCGTCGGCGGCATGGCACATCTGCACGATTTCGAGTGCGGTCAGTGCGGCCAGTGCGACGGGCGCCGGTGGCGAGGCGTCCTGAACCGGCTCGGTTTCTGGTTCGTCCGGCGTCGATTCGTCCGGTTTTTCCTTTTCCGGATCGATTTTTGCCTCGGCATCGGGATCGGGATCGGCGCTGACCGAAATATCGAGATTGAGACGTTTCTTCCCGAAACCGAAAATTTCCATGGTGGGGAGCTTCATGGGCGTACTCTGGGCGCGATAAGCGCCGGTCGAGGTTGAAATCTGGGCGGCGAGACGGGCGACGGCCTGGTCTGGCGTCTCCACGCGATCGACGAGGCGGGCGGTCAGGGCCTGTTCGCCGATATAAACGCGGGCCTCGGTCGCTTTCAGCGCGGCGGCATCGGTTGCGGGGCGATAGCTGGCCACTCGCCCGACGAACAGGTCGTAGTAATAATCCACGGCGGCCTGAATGTCGGCGGCCACTTCTTGCGAAAGGGGTTCCAGCGGATTGCCATCGATTTTGTGGGCGCCGGCATAGATGTAAGTCACGGCCAGCCCCATCGAATCCATCGCGCGCGACATATCGACGTGCGAAGTCACCACGCCGATGCTGCCCGCCATGCCCGTCGGCACGATCGATACGCTGTCGGCGGCGCTGGCGATCAAATAAGCGGCGGAGGCGGCCATGTCCCCCGCGATGGCAGCGATGGGCTTGACGCGGCGAGCGGCATAAACCTGGTCGGCGAATTGGAATGCGCCGGACACCTCGCCGCCAGGCGAGTCGATTTCGAGCAGGATGGCGCGGACGTTCGGGTTTCTCAGCGCGCCGTCCAAGGCGCGGGCGAGGCCGTCGTAGCCCTGGATGTAGCTGGAATCGGCCTGTAAACCGCCGCGATGGGCGAGAATGCCGAACACTTCCAGGATGGCGACGCCGTTGTCGAGCAGCCGGTAATCGCCTTTTTCGCGCGTGCCGAACTGGGCGGTGTACGCCTGGGGCGCGGGCGGCGCGGCGACGCCGAACCGGTCGGACAAGCCGGCTACGATGGCATGCAGTTTGCCGGGATGGATCAGCAGCGGCGTATTGAACAGCCGGGTGGCGATGTAGGGCAACAGGTTCATAAAATTGGTTTTTCCGGCTCTGGTGGATCGTCGGCAACCGGAGGCGAGGAGCCATAGTGCAATCCGAGGGTGGATTCCCGCGCGCGGTCGGCGGCCTGGTCGTTGTCCACGTCCTCCGCGTCCCAGCCGTCCTCCGCCACCACTGCCGAACGCGAGGTGAGGCCGTGGTCGATCTTGAGGATCTTGGTCTGCGCTTCCTGCAAGGGGTTGACGTAACTCCAGGCTTGCGGGCGCCACTCGCAGCGCTGAAGCGGGCGCGGGTCGGCGAGGTAGCCGGGGATGGACAGGGCGCCGCTCAGGACGGCGGCGGTCAGCCAGTTTTTGTAGACGGGTTGCAGCACCTGGCCGACGAAATGGTCTTGCTGGAATTCCAGCTCTCGGTAAAAAACGTTCAGGATCACCCGCATGATGCGGTCGTTGGCGCCGGCGTAATCGCCGACCATCAGTTCGTAGGGGACGCCCCAGCCGGCGGCGATGCCGCGCAACTGACCGCGCATGAAATCCAGCAGGCCCTGGTTTCCGGTATCGCCGCCGAACAGCTCGACGCGCTCGCTCGTGCCCAGTTGCAGCATGTAGCCGTCTTCGATGTCGATGAAGGTCTTTTTTTCCTGCTCCAGCGTGATCTGTTCGCGCAGGGCGGCGGCGGCAGCGAGTGCGGCCGGGACGTTGGCGAGGTAATCGGCGGACGATTCGATGGTCGCCAGTTGCTGTTGCAGGTTCGCCAGGATCGGGTTGGCTGGCCCGTCGGCGATGGGGTTATCTTCCGGCTGCTCTTTGTAAATCACGCCGGAAAACCGCGCCTTGTTGCGCTTGCGGGTCAGTTCGGCCGATTCGTAGTGATCCAGCACGCGGGCGCGGTGCAGCGCGCTCAATCCTTCCGGGGCCCCGCGCAGTTGCCCGGGGCGGTCGGGCAGGTAGTGATGCAGGATCTCGGCGGCGGGCACGCGGCTGGTCGTGTGGGGGGAAACGACGACGAAGCGTTCGCCGGGATGCTCGCGGTAGAAATGATAGGCGGTGCGGCGGCCGGTGGCGTCGCGTTCGATGCCCTGGCGGATGCGGCGCAGCGGATCGTTCAGGCCGAGCGGCAGCAGGTCGGCTTCGATCAGTTGCAGTTGCAGGGGGACGGAAAACCCGTCGCTTTTGCGGCGCCAGAACAGGCGGGCGAACACTTCGCCGGACTCGTGGCGAGCGCGGCTGGCGAGCGATTGGAGGCCGTAGAAATCCATGACACCGTCGGCGTCGGCCTCGGCGGTCCAGTCGTTCCAGAGGGCGATGATTTCGGCTCGCAGGCCCTGATCGGCGATTTTCGGGCGGGGCTGGATGCCGCAGCCGATGAGGTGGCTGACCAGCAGCTTGACGGCGCGCCGAATCCACGGGTTGTTGCGGACGGCGTCCTGCGCGCGGGCGCGGGCGATTTGGCTGGATTCCAGCGCGGCGTTGGGACCGTAGAGGGTCTGGTCCCAATCGGCGACGCGAGGTTTGTCGCTGGTCGCTTCGTAGGCACCCATGCGGATCGGACGGACGGTGGCCGGCGATCTCATAGCCCTTTGCCTCCACCGAGGTAAAACCCGCGGCGCGGCAATGCGTTGGTAGACAGCGCGGCGACGGCGGCCTGGAGGTCGCGGATGTGCTTTTCGAGTGCGGCGGGCGTGGTCGGGACGAAGGTGATCCGCTTGTCGCCGGTGGCGATCGCGCCGACGGCTTCGCCGCGCAGCAGCATGGGCAGCGCGGTTTGGGCGAGGGTCAGGGCCTCGGCCAGAGTTTCGAGCGGGATGCCAGAGTAAAGGCTCATGCGTCCCTGTATATCAGGGCGGGGCGCGAAAGTTCATAGGAGGATTTCATGGGAAAACTCCTATGAAAATCCGTGGATAAGTCCTAAAATATCAATAGATTTAATGACTTGATAAATCATTTTTCGCGATGACGGCGGTGATGAACTCCCGAATCATGGCCGGATGCGCGGGATCGAGGCGGTCATCGCCGGACGGTCGGCCGCTTTCCGGGAATCGCTCGAACGGTCCCGGAAAAGTCCCTGACTTTGGGATGGCGGATGTACACCATGTCGCCGGCGTACTTCATCCTCGCGTCCAGGACCGCCGATTGGATCGTCTCTGCGGTCAGCGGTTGGGCGGTCAGCTTTTCGCGGATATAATCCAGAATATCGCTCATAGTAAAACCCTCCGGGTGACGGTTTGACGGCGGACCGACGGTGGCGGCGGAATCGGGCGGATCGGTTCGGCGGAATGCGCGGGAATGGATGCGACGGGGAATGCGGCGTCATCGAATAGCACGGGCTGGGCCAGAGCACGCTCTATCGCGGCCCATTGCTCCGGTTTCATCAGGTGCACCTTGCGGGAGCGCGCGGCGTGCAGGGCCAGCACCTCGCAGTCCCACGCCTCGTTGGACTGGCCCGCTTTTTTTTGCCAGATCCGCTTGTTCCTCAAGCTGCGATGCGGCGCTTTCACCTCGCTGGTGATTTGCTTCCAGTAATCGGCGCGAACATCGCGATACCAGTGCATCCGGCCCGAGCCGCATCCGGTCAATTTGAGCCGACCGGCCAGCAAATCCTTGGCCTTGTTGGTGCCGACCGGGTAGACCCGCAGCCCGAAGGTCGCGGCTTTGGTGTTGCGCTGGCCCTTGGTATCGATGCTCGCTTTCGGTTTGCTGAAAATTTCGAGCTGCCCGAAATCCGTGCTCGGTCCCTTGGTCGGCATGATGTTTTTACCCTTGTGGATCATGGCGCGCACGAACTGGTAAACCGCCTCCGAGGTGGTTCCATCGCCGGAATCGATGCTGGTTGCGGCCACCGCGAGCAGCGCGCCATTGACGTGCCGGCGCGGCTCGAACAGAAACTTTTCGAGACCGCTCCAAACCGGGTCGGACTTGTCGATCGGATTCCCGTAGATTTCGCCCCAGTAGACCAGCCAGCTCTCTTCGTCCCGGCCCCAGGCGCGAATGAGGATGGCGAGGCGGTCGTGCTGCACGTCCACTCCGGCAGTGAGGATCAGGCCGCCGGCCGGCACGGTATTCTCGGAATAGTCTTCGGCCCGATCCATCAGCGCGTCCACGGCGGGCGCGTCGGACTGGTATTCGTAGGGTAAACCCTGACACGAATTGACGAACACGATCATGTCGGTATCGTCGCCCTGGTCGAGCTTGGCTTGCGCTTCCAGGTAGCGCTCCACCAGCCGCTCCAGGCGGGAGCCGGGAAACGGGGAATAGAGTTCGTTGATGTGGAACGACGCGACCCCCCGGCATTCGCGTTCCGCGATCCACTCGCCCTGGCGCACGGCCCGGTTTTTGGCGGCATCGTCCCATGCGGCACCGCAATGCGGGCAGGCGTAAACGGCGGTTTCCGGGCGGGATTTACCGTACACCGGGTGGGAGGCTACCGCATCGATCAGCCATTTGACGTTGGCCCAATCCAGGACGTGGGATTCGGGACATTCGGGGCAGGGAACGTGGAAGCGCCGCTGATCGCCGGTCAGGAAAGCATTCTCGATGGTGGAGATACCCTTGATGCTGGGCGTCCCGCCGAACACCACCTTGCGCCGGGCATAGGTCTTGGTACGCTCTTCCAGCAGCTTGATCGAATCGCCCTGCTTGCCGACGTTCGCGCTGGCATCGTCCGGCTCTTCCACGAACACGCGCGGGGCCGGCGTCGATTTGACGTTGGAAGGCGAATTGCTGCCGACCAGCTTGAGAAATCCGCCGGGAAACTTTTTGAACAGTGCTCGATTGCCGTCCTTGCGCGAGGTGCGCACGTCCACCTTGTCGGCCAGACGCGGCGTGGAGATCACCATCGGGGCAAACTTCTCGACGCCGTATTCGCGGGCGGCATCCACCTTGGCGAACAGCCCGATCACCGGCGACGGGTCCACGTCGATGATTCGGCCCAGCCAGTTGTTGATCACGCCGTCGGTCCAGGCGATCTGCGCCGACTTCATGCAGATCACCTTCCAGACGTCGGGATCGTCCAGGGCGGCGTGCATTCCCGGAATCCAGGGCGTGATATCGGTGCTGTACTTGCCGGACAGGTCGGCGGATTCGGCGGACAGGTAGCGGTGGCGGTTCGACCATTCGGTGATGCCGATTTTCGACGGCGGCGCGAAGGCTTTGCGGGCGCGGATCGATATGGACTGCAAGGTTTTGAGGGTGAGGGCCTGCCAGTCCGAGGTGCTCATGCGGCAGCCTCTTCATCGGCAAGAGATTCGTGCGATTTGGCCGCGAGCCGTCGCAGGGCGTCGATGATGTAATTTTCGATGAGGGCGGGATCGATGGTCACACCGTAGAGCGACTTGATTTCGTGCGCGATTTTGCCGGGCAGCAGCAGCAGTTCGGACCGTGCCCCTACGATCAGCGACAGCCATTCCCGTTCGACGGCGTCGGCGGGAATCAACGTGGCAGCTTTTTCCTGGATTTGCAGGTCCAGCATATCGCCCTTCAGACGAGATTCGCGAGCGCGCTCCTTGGTCAATTTGTACTGTTCGTCGCCGCCGCGCCCGGCCGCGACTTCGGTGTAGTGCCGGATCAGAATTTTGCGCGCTTCTTCGACGGACAGCGCTTCCCACTCGCGCTTGAACAGGCCAAGCGCGTTTAGGGCGTTCGATATCGCGATTTGGCTTAGTCCCAAATCGTCGGCGATCTCTTGCTGTGTAGCCATAACTTATTGATTATAATACCATTTAATATGCCAAATCTGGATAAAAACCGGGGTGCGAATAATT